ATAACACAAATTATACGAACAACTAGACCCTGACATTATGAGAAATCCACATAAAGGTAACACCCGAATTGGTTCTTCTAACCAACATACTTTCGCAGAAATCCCTAGAGCAGACATCAGACGCTCAACCTTCGACAGAAGCCACGGATTAAAAACAACCTTCAACGCCGGACAGCTAATTCCAATCTTAGCTGATGAGGCTATTCCGGGTGACTCGTTTTCCTGCAACATGACAGGCTTTGCCCGATTAGCTACACCCATCCATCCGACAATGGATAATGCGTTCTTTGATACGCACTTTTTCGCCATTCCCCTTAGATTATTATGGGACGATTTTGAGGAGTTCATGGGCGAAACAAAGACATATACAGCCTCAGGCGCTCCATCAGCTTCTAACCCATTACCTGAAACACCTGATTTCACTGCCGCAATCCCAGTAGTACCAACAATAACTTCTGGTATCTCAGGTGAAGCTGAACTATCACTATCCGACTATCTGACTATACCAACAAAAGTACCCGGACTTAAATTCTCAGCCTTATGGCATCGCGCGTACCAGTTAGTCTACCAGGACTGGTTTAGAGACGAAAATTTACAAAAATTACCAGATATATCAACAGCTTCCGGAAACGATACAACAACATACCCTATCCGTAACAGAGGTAAACGCCATGATTACTTCACATCAGCCCTACCGTGGCCACAAAAAGGCGCAGACGTAACTATACCATTAGGAACTCGCGCTAATATTGCTACAGATGCGTTATCTAACGCTGAGGTATCTGTATACAACACTAATTATAATGTACCAAATACCAGTAAACTAATAGCTAACGACATTTACTTAAAAGCTAAAAATGACGCTGGTGTCGATGGGAATGTATTGTATGCTGATTTAACAGATGCAACTGCAGCAACAATCAACCAACTTCGATTAGCATTCTCAACACAAAAATTTCTTGAAATACAAGCCCGTGGCGGTTCAAGATACATCGAAGTAATAAAAAACCACTTCAACGTAACTTCACCAGATGCGAGATTACAACGTCCAGAATTCTTAGGTTCTGGCACTAGCCCCGTTAATATAACTCCTGTTGCTCAAACGTCATCAACCGATACCACTACTCCGCAAGGTAATCTTTCCTCAATTGGAACGACTATAATATCAGGTCACTCATTTACAAAATCATTCACCGAGCATAGCATTATACTTGGCGTAGTTAGCGTACGCACAGACCTAACTTATCAGCAAGGTCTCAACCGCCAATTTTCTCGGGAAAGTATCTACGATTATTACTGGCCTACACTCGCCACAATAGGCGAACAAGCCGTTCTCAACAAAGAAATATACGCACAAGGTTCAGGCAATCCAACTGAGGATGCGTCCTCATGGGGTTTTCAGGAGAGATACTCAGAATATAAATATAAACCGAGTTCTGTAACCGGACGCTTCCGCTCAAACGCTACGACAACTTTAGACTCTTGGCACTATGCCCAAGAATACTCATCCCTTCCACACTTAGGCGCGGACTGGATACAAGTAACCGACGACAACGTCCAGCGCACCCTAGCAGTCTCAACCGAACCACAATTCATATTCGACTGCTTATTTAAAATTAAAGCAACGCGACCTATGGCATTGTACAACGTACCCGGCGGGACACATTTCTAATGCCTTATACTTATCACGATTATCCTGCGCTGAGAATATCTAGTAATACTCCAACAGGTATTTCATCTTTTGGAAACCCTCACCATGACGACGGTCTTGGTGAGGTTTCATCAAAAAAAAAAGTATGGACTTCTCTAGCTTCTTAGGAGATGCATTAGGCGGACTCTTTGGATATAAAGGTACCAAAGACACAAACATCGCCAATGCTCAGCAAGCACAAAAAATGATGGACTTCCAAGAGCGAATGTCCAATACAGCACATCAAAGACAAATGGCCGATATGCGAAAAGCCGGCCTTAATCCTATACTATCTGGCAAATATGGCGGCGCTTCCTCGCCTTCAGGAGCCCAAGCAGTTATGCAAAACCCCACTGAATCCACGATTAGGGGTGCAACTGCTAAACAAACACTTAACAATATGAAATCTAATCAATTATTAACAGAAGCCTCTACTGCTAAAGAAACAGCAGTAATGCTTCAATATATAGCCGAATTACCTGAAAAGGAAACCAGAGGTAAACTCTGGAATGTCGGCAACAAATTCCTTGATGCAATCAACAAAAACATCGGAATTGTAAACCTTGATACGGAGTCTCAAAAATGACGACAAAAAGAAAAGCCACTGGCGTAATTAAACATACCTTCCGTTCCGCTTATAACAAAGGGAACGAAAAATATTCGCACGATTTCCCCAATGGAATCACAGAACAATATCACAACGATTCATGTGATATTAATCAAATACTGGCTCAATTCATGGAAACAGGAATTATGCCACCAACAAACCAGAGAACTCCCAATTATATGGATGTCTCTGAAATAGATTTTCAAACTATGCAAAACCAATTAGCAAACGCGAAATCATTATTCGAACAACTGCCGGAACATGTGAAGGCGAACTTCGACAATGAACCCTTCAAGTTTCTACAATTTGCAGAAAATCCAAAAAATGCTCAAGCCTTACATGAAATGGGCTTAGCAGACGCTCCTAAAAATGAGCCTATAGCTCAGTCTTTAGAAGCACAATCGGACGAGAAGACTACGTCTCTCGCCGAAGGCAAGCCGGATGATTCCGGCGCGGCAGCCGAGTTGTCTACTTGATACAACTCTACTGAGTCGTCCCTAAATGGGGCGCGCTCAGTAAAAAAAAACAAATAATAAGGAGATATACTATGAGAAGACCAAAAAAAATGAACTTCAGAAAAGCAAAAAAATACTTCTCGCGTACTGCGATGAGAACACATAAAAAAAATTCAATGAGAGGCTCACGACCTTTAAGAGGCGGAATTAGGCTATAGCCCTTTCCCTACCCTTATTATAATGCCTTGTTACCATCCTGTCGAGGGATACCGAAGACATAACGGCCAATGGACTGCAAAAGACGAACCCTATCCCGACATGCTACCCACCATGACACGACCTTGTGGCATGTGCACAGGCTGTCGCTTTAAAAAACAACAAGAATGGACAGTCCGTAACATGAATGAAGCTTCCCACTGGGGAAAAAATAACTGCTTCATCACACTAACCTACAAAGACGAACAACTTCCAGAAAACAATTCACTAGATTACACACATTGGCAAAAATTTATACGTTCACTTAAAAAACGTAACAATGGCAAAACAATCCGTTACTTCGCTGTAGGCGAATACGGAGATCAAAGAGGAAGACCACACTTCCATGCACTACTCTTTAACCACAGATTCACAGACCTCGAACCTTTACAGGGCAGAGGCATGAAAAACTTATACAAATCAAAAAAATTACAAGAAGCATGGGTAACAGCCGACCAAGAACCAAGAGGATATGTATCCGTCGGCGACGTTAACGTCAAAACCGCTTCTTATGTATCAGGATACGTCTTTAAAAAAATATTCAAACACAACGACCCTGAATACTATTCAGCATACCAATCTATAGACCCTGAAACCGGAAAATACTCAGATAATGGCTTATGCCTTAGAGAACCAGAAAAACCCCTCATGTCTAGACGACCCGGAATAGGATACCCATTCTATAAAAAATTTTATTCAGACATGTACAGAATGGACGCCGACTGTATACACGACTTAGACGGTCGCAAATTCCCTATACCCCACTATTACGACACTAAATTCAAATCTGATTTCCCATTAGAATACTCGGAAATCCAAACCCAACGTGAGGAAAAAGCACTGCTTTACACAGCAGATGACCTCATACAACACGAGAAAAATTTCAAAGCTCGACAGGCTTTATATTCTCGCATTAAACTAAAATAGGAGTAATACATGCAATTAAGTAAATACACAATATTCGATTCAGCTCTAGAAGCATACCACCAAGACTATAGCTTAGAAAACGACGCAATAGCTCTCAGACAATTTGCCGATATGGCAAATGAAGAAACACAAATATCAAAAAACCCCGAGGATTACAGCCTTTGGCGTATCGGTTCTTTTGAAACAACTACCGGCGAACTAACTTCAGAAGTACCTACCTGTATTGCCAAAGCACACGAACATGTGCTAAACTTTAAGAATAAAAAGGCAAACAGTAAATAGTCTACTATGACCTTCAAAAGAGATATATAATTAACATAACACAAATTATACGAACAACTAGACCCTGACATTATGAGAAATCCACATAAAGGTAACACCCGAATTGGTTCTTCTAACCAACATACTTTCGCAGAAATCCCTAGAGCAGACATCAGACGCTCA